CATGGCTCATGTCCAGAGTTGCTTTGACTGCTTCATCGCCATCTCGGGAGATCGCGCCAGCCAAACCCTGAACCATCATCTGGCCCGCCCAATCGAAGAGGTCGGAAGGGCTGTGGATACCGAAGAAGTTGCAGATGCCATCCCAGATAGAACGAATCCAGGCGGACACCTTATTCCATAACCATCCAGCAAGGGACTGGATGCCCTGCCACAGGCCACGGACGATGTTCGCGCCCACATTGGAGATCTGCCCCATGGAAGAAGTGAATGCCTGGACGATACCCGCAATGATCTGAGGTACAGCCTGGACGATCTCAACGATCATGGAAGGCAGATTCTTAATGAGGGCTACAAAAACCTGGAAGCCGGTGGAGGCAATGAGTCCGATATTATTGATCAGTGCATTTGTAATGCCGCCAATGATCTGGGGGATCGCAGTGAGGATCGTGGTAATGATCTGGGGCAAAGCCTGGATCAGCGAAATGAGAAGCTGGATACCTGCCTCCACGATCTGAGGAATGGATGCCAGTGTGGCTGTCACCAGATTGTCGATGATCTGCGGAACGGCAGTCAGAATGGTGGTGATGATACTGGGCAGTGCTGTGATCAGAGAAGTGATCAGCTGGAAGCCGGTCTGGATGATCTGGGGAATGGAGCCGAGGAAGAAGTCAATGACCGAGTTGACGATTGTGGGCAGTGCGGCAATCAGCACGGGAAGCGCATCCAGCGTACCGGTGGTCAGGCCGGTCATCAGCTGAAGGGCAGCGTCCAAAACCAGGGGCATACTGTCGAGCAGGCCCGTGACAATGGTCACCACCGCCTCAACCGCCGCAGGGATCAGTTCCGGAAGAGCCGAGCCAAAACCACCAACCAGGGTGGTGACCAGAAGTACTGCCGCTTCCACGATAAGAGGTAGGTTATCGATCAGCGCCTGCGTTATGGTCAGGATCGCCTGGACTGCCGCCGGGGTAAGTTCCGGTAGCAGACTGAGCAGTGTGGTCAGCACCGAAGAGAACAGGTCAGTTACCGTCTGGAGCAGCATGGGAAGAATATCTCCCAATGCCATGATTATGGTTGCTACCACAATGGGAAGTACATCCACGATGTTCTGAAGCACAGGAACCACATTGTCTTTGACCGCCCCAAAAGCATCCACCATGTTCTGGGTCAGATTCTGCATATCAGCATCGGCGTTGCCAAGACCGGCCACGAAGGAATCAATGGATGCCTTCATAAGACCGATGGAGCCGGAAATGGTCTGGGTGGCTTCTCTTTCAAAGTTACCTGCGTACTGCTGGGTCTTTTCCAGGAAGTAAGCCATGGAGACTTCGGCCTTTTCCGCATTAGACATGGATGCCCAGGCTTTGTCGTAGCCGTTAGCCATGGCATAGGCTTCCAATGTGGTATTGTTCATGGCAACACCCAAATTGTCCATCATCGAGTAGTTGCCTTTGGCGGCACCGGTCACCGCTTCCAGAGCGGCTTCCGTTTCAATACCCATGACGGATGCCATATCAGCTGCTCTCTGCATGGCCTGGGTGGTCATCTCAAGGGACTGCTGCTGGGTTAAGCCGCTGCCCTGGAACAAAGCACCCATCTTATTGGCAGTGGCCAGATACTCACTCTGGGAAGTACCCATGGTGCGGTAGGCTTCCTCGGAGATGGACATCAGTTCATTGGCGTAATCGCCGTAAACAGCGACAGCACCGCCCATGTTCTGCTCCAGTTCACCGAACTGCTCAATGACTCCGGTTGCCAGCTTGATCGTAGCGGCACCGGCGGCAACAGCCACAGTACCCATGGCAGCGCCGACACTTTTCAAAACAGAACCGAGGCCACTGAACTTCTTCTCAGAATCTTCAGCAGCCTCGGCGGCGTCTTCCAGTTCCTCGCCCATGTCATCCGCTTCCCTAGAACAATCGTCCAGTTCACGCTCCATGTCATTCAGGGCGGCTTTGGCATTATTCAGTTGGATCTGCCAGTTCTGCGTCCGGCGGTCGTTCTCACCAAAGGACTCAGAAGCATTTTGCAGAGCCTTCTGGAGCATTTCAATTTTCTGCTTCTGAGCATCGATCTGAGAAGTGAGGGTTTTCGTCCTTGCTGCCAGAGCCTCCGCAGAATTATCATTTTTACTGAACTGGGATTGTACCAGCTTCATTTCGGAGCCGAGAACTTTGAAGGACTGGTTTATATCACTCAGTGCCTTCTTAAATTCTTTCTCACCTTCAAGGCCGATTTTCAGGCCAAAGGTATCAGCCACGGACTACGCACCTCCTTCCTCAGATGCCATCCGGGATGATCTCGTCAATGAAAACCTCCCGTTTGGGTTTGGTAATGCCGTTGTACTGTTTATGGCACTCCCAAAGATCCAGGAGTAAACCAAACGGCATCAGCCAGACTTCCTCCCAGGAGAGGCGTAGCTGGCTGATGCCGTAATAAAGAAGTCGGGTAAATAACTCTTCGTCACTTACCCGACTGCCGCGTTTTTTGGATCGTCCTCACTGATGATGTTGCGCTTGGTGCCCTTGTACAGGGCTTCGGTGATGGCATCCTTGTAGGAAGCCAGATCCACGGGAGAGGTCAGCAGTTCCACATCCTCCTCGGTCAGCAGCTCACGCTTGTTGTCCCGGTTTCGGAGGTTGTGGATGAGAATGGACTGGTTCGCCAGAAGGGTGATGAGCCAGACGATCTCACCGATGGCCAGTTCAAAGTTCTCGGACTTCATCAGCTTATCGCCCAGGTTTTCCAGGCCACCGTAGCGACCGGCAATCTGCTTAGTGGCTCTGGTAGTCAGAACCAGGGAATATTCCTCACCGCCAATGGTGATGATTGCAGTGCGTTCAGTATCCATAGTTCCTCCTTATCAGGCGGTATAAGCGGGTTCGTAAACCTCGTTATACCAGTTGACGATGGTTTCCTCGGTGACGGAAGTATCGCCCTCCGTGACCTCTGCCTTCCAGGGATGCTTGCCCCGGGTATCGGGCTTGTTACGGCGCAGGATGGTACCTTCAATGGTGGGAGTGGAGAAGGTAATGCTGTCACCCTTGGTAGCCATGTTCGCCGCGGGGATACCGAACTTCACACGGTACAGCCAGAAATAACGGTACTTGCCGTTGGACTTCTTCGCCCGGAAACCGACAGCAACAGGAGTGCCGCCGTCCTCACTTGCGGATACGATAACGCCGTTGGCGTCGATGGTAGCACCACTGAGGTCAGATGCTACCGTGGAGCCGATGTCATCCACGCCCAGCGTCAGCTTGCCGCTCTTAAACTCTTTGACGATCTCCGCGGCACCGTCATCTGCATACAGAGTTGCCTCTGCCAGTTCCACGGAAAGGTCAGCAGACATGGCTTTTGCCAGCTGCACAGGCTTATCATAGGTTTCTTCGCCGTTCTCCGCCTCATTGATCTTAGCGTAGTACAGCTTATCTAGACCAATTGTTGCCATGGTCATTCCTCCATTTCATAGTAATGCGCCACATCAATGGCGTAATTGTGATAGCCGGATTCATCGTCATGACCGATATACCGGCGCTCTGTTATGGTCATGTCCGCAGCTAGGATCGCCCGGACGAGGGTATTCTTCCATCTGGTGTAGCTACCCTTTGTGAAAAGGGAGATACGCACTTCCTGGACATCCACACCGGGATCGTTGTCTGCATGGACATCAAAGGAGTCCGACATAGGTGTCAGCACCAGATATTCTGTTGGGGCAGTACCGGAAAACACACCGGTCTCCACGGCGATCCCCACATTTCCGGCAATGGTATTCAGATCTGCAAGCAGGCTCATAACTTTTGCACCTCCGCTTCCAGTGTGTCTTTCATGACTTGAATGCACTCCTTACGGGAGGCGGTCTTTGCAGGCTTTAGGAAAGGTTTGGGAACCTGCCCGTGTTTTCCGTATTCCAGTATGTTGGCGATCTTGGCGTTGCTGCCACCGTCGGAACGAGGCTCGGCAAAACCGACCTTGATATCGTGATTTCCGGAAGCGTCCACTTTAACGGGAGACAGACCGAGAGAGCCGACCAGTTCACCGGTGGAGCGGGAGTCATACTTGGTGCCGGTACCAACTACAGCGGAGAGGTTACCCTGGACTTTTTCCAGAACCACCTCACCACCGGCTCCCAGTACCGTTTCCGCAACAGAGTCCATATTGGAACCCAGCCGGGACAGCTTCAGCAAGAAATCCTCCGGCATCTTCACATCACATTTCGCCACTGGGCTTCACCTCTTTCGCCAGGACTTCCAGATACATTCCACGGCCTTTCACATTCTCAACACTGCTGATTTCAAAAAGATGCCCATCACAAAGGATCGTCATGTCGGTCGTGACCTCTGTATGGGGCATGACACGGAAGCGAAAAAGGTCTGTTGCATCTGTAAAAGATGCCCGGTTAGACCATTTCTCACTGCCATGCCGTCCCTCCCGGTATGCCCGGACGGTATTCACCGTGGATAATTCCACAGAGGAAAAGCCTTCCTCGTCTATGAGTATCCGCTTGACCTGCAGGTCAATCCAGGTGTTCATCATGCCGATAGACATACACTACACCTTCCAATCCCGGTCGAGCCGGAGCAGCAGATTGACTGTATGCCATACCTGCTGTCCGGCCTGGACATTATCAGAGAAGAAGCCGCCGGTACTACCGTCTCTGGATTCATAGAAGTGGGTCGACAGCATAATGACCGCCTGCTCGGTGGTGGGCGGCATGGGATCGACCTGGTAAGTACCCGCCGGGATGTGCTGGTAGCTTTCCGCATAGGAGATGGCAGCGGTAATGTATCCCGTTAGCAGATCGTTGTCATCGTTATGATCCAGAATCAGATTCTGTTTGACTTTCTTCAGAAGTTCTTCCATCATCGCTGCCACCTCCGGTTATTAGCCTGCCTTCTGCTGCAGGACCTTGATTGCTTCGGGCAGGATCAGCTTACCGTCCACACGCTGAGAACCCATAAAGCCGACCTGACCGGTCTGTGCGTACAGTTCGTTCAGACGCTTGAAGGAGCGGCCCTGGCGGTCGGCGATCCAGTAATACTTGAAGTCACCGAAAGCAATGGACTTAGCACCGGCAGCGATGGTGGGCATATAGGCAGAGGTGTACACGGGACGACCCAGCAGAGTGTGGGGAGCGTCTGCGGTCAGAGAGTTCTGCCACAGATACTGACCGTTGTTGTCCTTCAGCTTACGGACAGCCTTGATGGTGGCGTCATTCATGACCCACACAGCCTTGCTGCGGTAGGGAGCCTTCAGGGAATGGAACAGATCCATCAGTTCATCCGCAGTGATTGCGGTAGCGGAAGCTGCGGTCACACCGACCTCTGCACCACCGGCGTCTGCTAGGATACCCAGGGGCTTACCATTACCGTCACCCTGGAAGAAGGACTCCTCCTCACGGGCACCGATACGGCGGGCAAATTCACGGGAGATGTAGGCTTCCAGATCGAAGACGGAGTCACGGAGCAGTTCCTCAGACACCTTGATGGTGGTACCCAGCTTGTGAGCGCCGATGGTGATCTGGGAGAACTGATCATCGCTCTCTACATAGGGACCTTCCTCATCGATCCAGTTGGCGGTACCCTTGGAAGCCACCACAGGGATCTTACGCTCACCGCTGTCAGTGTTGATGGTATGGGCCAGTCGACGGAAGACGTTCTCTTCCTCCAGAGCCTCTACCAGATGTCGTTCGTACTCATCGGGGACCAGATAGCCACCTTCGGCATCGTCACCCACCTGCAGGGCATTGACCACCTGGGGCATGGGAGCCTTGGAGCGCATGACATTCCAGAAGCTGGAATTGTACTCGTCGGCAGCACGGCCGGTCTTGGTCTGTGCGGGAACGGTGGCAGTCATGGGCTTGCCGGTGATGGGAGTGGATACGGGCTTAGACAGATCAGCGTCGATTGCCTCACGGCGCTCCATACGCTTGATCTCATTGGTCAGGGCTGCCAGATCCTTCTCCATACCGGCATAGGTGGCATCATCTTCAGCAGACAGCACACCCTTGTTGTTGCGGTGGGTCTCCAGGAAGCCGTCCATGGTAGCCAGCAGCTTGGTTCGCTTATCACGCATTTCGATAATAGTCATAGTGTTATCCTCCAAAATTAGATGTAGTTCTTAATGGTGTTCAGATCTGCTCTGAGAGAATCCACAGAGCGACCCTGGGGTTCCTGCACCGCAGGAGTGGGATCGATTTTGCATTTTGCGGCGATCTTACCCATAAGGGAGTTCACCACAGATGCTTTGGAATGCAGCATGGAAACATTGGGAATACCCATGGCTTCCGTTTCACCGGATCGGCTGAGAATGCCGTCTGCGAAGCCCAGTTCGATGGCCTTATTGGCATCCATCCAGGTCTCAGCATCCATGAGATGGGACAGCTTTGCGCGGGAAAGTCCGGTTTTGATCTCGTAGGCGTTGATGATGGAATCCTTCACACTGCCCAGCATTTCGATGGCTTTCTGCATTTCGCCGGAGTCGCCGAAAGCGATGGTCATGGGGTTGTGGATCATCATCATGGATACCGGGGACATCAAAACCCTGGTACCCGCCATGGCGATAACGGAAGCAGCAGAGGCCGCAATGCCGTCGATCTGCACCGTGACGCTACCAGGGTAGTCCACCAGCATATTGTAGATTTGGGCAGCCGCTACACAGTCACCACCGGGGCTGTTGATCCAGACGGTGACATCGCCGCTACCGGACATGAGTTCGTCCTTGAACAGCTGGGGTGTCACATCATCGTCAAACCAGCTTTCCTCGGCGATGGTGCCGTTCAGATGCAAGATCCGCTCCGCCGGTGCCGTCTCCGTCGCTGCCTGGTTCGTCCAGTTCCAAAACTTCTTCATTGGGTTCGTTCTCCTTTCCGTTAGGATCAGTTGTATTGGCGAATGCTCCGGCATCTCGCAT